GAGATACAAAGGATCGGCACCTGCGACACCGGCACCGAAGTTTGATTTCAAACCAACGAAGTTTGAAGATCAGACAATACTTGATGATCTAAAGTCTATTTCTGATTTGCCTGAGGATCATCCTGCTAGATTATATTGTACAAGACGAAAGATACCTAAAAAGTATTTTGATATTCTATATCTATGTGATAAGTTTATGACTTTAGTTAACAAAGTAAAACCTAATACTTACAAAGTTACTAAAGATCAACCTAGACTTATTATACCGTTTTTTGATACAACTGGAAAGTTGTTTGCTTTTCAAGGTCGTGCTTTCGGTAAAGAACAACCAAAGTATATAACGATAAAACTAGATGAAAACAAACAAAAAGTTTACGGACTTGAAAGAATTAACTTTACACAAAAGGTTAAGATCGTTGAAGGCCCGATTGATAGTTTATTCCTTGATAATTGCCTGGCTGCTGCTGGCGCAGATTTATTTTTAAAAAATAAAATACCAAACGAAAAAGTATTATACATATTTGACAACGAACCTCGTAATAAAGAGATAGTTGATAGAATGTATAAAGTGATTGAGAAAGATTATAACATTGTTATCTGGCCAGATAACATACAACTTAAAGATGTAAACGATATGATTATGAATGGCACAAGTCCGTCTGAAATTGAAAATATTATAAGTAAGAACACACACAACAAATTAACAGCATTAACAAAATTAACTCACTGGAAAAAGGTTTAATATGGTACAAGAAATTATAAATGTAGTGAAACGAGGACAACGAGGAAAAGAACCTTTAAACATTGAAAAGATACACGATATGGTAGAGTATGCCGTAGAAGATATATCAGGTGTGTCATCATCACAAGTTGAAATGCAAAGTGGCTTACAATTTTATGATGGTATGTCAACAGATGAAATTCAACAAATCCTTGTTAAGTCAGCCGCAGATTTAATTTCTTTAGAAAATCCTAACTATCAATATGTTGCTGCTAGATTATTACTTTACAGTTTAAGAAAACAAGTTATAGATAAACTTTGGGATCACCCACACATATACGATCACACTAAAAAATGTATAGAGAAAGGTGTTTATGATTCTTCTATTATGGAATTGTATGAGAAAAAAGATTTTGATAGAATGGAAGGTTGGGTTAATCACAATAGAGATTATGATTTTACCTATGCAGGATTAAGACAAGTTATTGACAAGTATCTAGTACAAGACAGATCAAGTGGTGATGTTTTTGAAACACCACAATTTATGTATATGATGATTTCTGCTACACTATTTGCTAAGTATCCTAAAAACAAAAGAATGTCATATGTTAAAAAATACTATGACGCAATATCACAATTTAAAATAAACATTCCAACACCAGTAATGGCAGGTGTAAGAACACCTATTAAACAATATGCAAGTTGTGTATTAGTTGATGTTGATGATACTTTACCGAGTATCTTTTCAAGTGATATGGCAATTGGTAGATATGTTGCTCAAAGGGCAGGTATCGGTATCAATGCAGGTAGAATAAGAGGTATCAATAGTAGAATTAGAGGTGGTGAAGTACAACACACAGGTGTTATTCCGTTTCTTAAAAAGTTTGAATCAACTGTTAAATGTTGTACACAAAACGGTGTAAGAGGTGGTAGTGCAACTGTACACTTTCCTATATGGCACCAAGAGATAGAAGACATCATTGTTTTAAAGAACAACAAAGGTACCGAAGATAATAGAGTTAGAAAATTAGATTACTCTATACAGATCAGTAAACTATTTTATGAAAGATTTATTAACGAAGAAGACATAACTTTGTTTTCACCACACGAAGTACCTGAATTGTACGAGGCGTGGGGTACACCAGAATTTGATGAACTATATCAAAAGGCAGAAAGAAAAGTATCAGTATCTAAAAAGAAAGTATCAGCACAAACACTCTTTGGTAATATTCTAAAAGAAAGAGCAGAAACAGGTCGTATCTATATTATGAATATTGACCATTGTAATACTCACTCTAGTTTTAAAGATAGAATTTTAATGTCAAACTTATGCCAAGAAATTACTTTACCTACTGAACCTTTACAACACATAGACCAAGAAGGTGAAATTGCATTATGTATTTTATCTGCTATTAATGTAGGACTAATTGACAAAAGAGATGAATTAGAACCATTGTGTGATTTAGCAGTTAGGGCGTTAGATGAAATTATAGATCATCAAAAGTATCCTATAAACGCTGCTGAAATATCTACAAAGGCAAGAAGAAGTTTAGGTATAGGTTACATTGGACTTGCACACTATCTTGCTAAAAAAGGATATAGATACGATCAGAAACTTGCGTGGAGACAAGTTGATAAACTAACAGAAGCATTCCAGTATTATCTATTGAAGTCAAGTAAAGAACTTGCACAAGAAAAAGGCAAGTGTGAATACTTTGATAGAACAAAATATTCCGATGGAATTCTTCCCATAGACACTTACAAGAAAGAGGTAGACGAGGTTGTAACCAGAAATCTGACCTACGATTGGGAGTGGTTAAGGAAAGAAATTAAAACATATGGGCTACGACATAGCACACTCACAGCCCAAATGCCATCAGAATCCTCTAGTGTGGTATCTAATGCTACAAACGGCATTGAACCACCTAGAGATTATTTAAGTGTTAAGAAAAGTAAAAAAGGTCCTTTAAAACAAATAGTACCTGATTATAAAAGATTAAAAAATAATTATAGTTTATTATGGGATATGAAAGGGAATGAAGGATATATAAATATCGTTGCAGTAATGCAAAAGTATTTTGACCAGGCAATCTCTGGTAATTGGTCATACAATCCTGAAGATTATGAAGACAATCAAGTACCTGTATCAGTAATGGCACAAGACTTATTGACAACATATAGATTGGGTTGGAAGACTTCTTATTATCAAAATACATATGACGCCAAAAAAGATATTGACGAACCAGTACACGGCATTGGTTGGATAGATGAAACAAAACAACCAGAACCAAAAGAGGAAGACGAGAATTGCGACTCGTGTACAATATAAATGAAATCAGTATTTAACAAAGATAAGAATTTAGACGCAACAAAACAATCAATGTTTTTTGGACCCGATCTAGCAGTACAAAGATATGATACTATGAAGTATCCTGTCTTTGATAAACTAACTCAACAACAACTAGGATATTTCTGGAGACCTGAAGAAGTGTCTTTACAAAAAGACAGAAACGATTACCTAGAATTAAGAGAAGAACAAAAATTTATATTTACATCTAACTTAAAGTATCAAACTATGTTAGATAGTGTACAAGGTAGAGGACCTTGTCTTGCATTTTTACCTTTTGTATCTTTACCAGAATTAGAAAGTGCTATTATTACTTGGGACTTTATGGAAACAATTCATAGTAGAAGTTATACATATATAATTAAAAACTTATACTCACAACCTAATGAAGTATTTGATACAATTATACAAGATGACAAGATAGAGAAAAGAGCAGCTTCAGTAACTAAAACTTATGATGATTTAATTGAAATGGGATATAAATGGACAATAGATAAGAAAGTTGATCTATACGAACTAAAGAAAAGATTATATCTTGCTATGGTATCAGTAAACATACTAGAGGGCTTAAGATTCTATGTATCATTTGCTTGTTCGTTTGCATTTGGTGAACTAAAGAAACTAGAAGGTTCTGCTAAGATTATATCATTTATTGCTAGAGATGAAAGTCAACACCTTGCAATGTCGCAAAGAATAATTAATAATTGGAGAGATTTTGAAAATGATAAAGACTTTACAAAGATTATAAAAGAAACTGAAAAAGAAGTTTATAAAATGTATGATGACGCAGTAGACCAAGAGAAGCGTTGGGCAACTTACTTGTTCTCTAAAGGTTCTATGATAGGTCTATCAGAAAAACTATTACACAAATTTGTAGAATATACAGCAAATAGAAGAATGAGAGCAATACAATTAAAACCTGCTTACGAAACAAAAACAAATCCTTTACCTTGGACAGACCATTGGTTGAATAGTAAAGGTACTCAAAATGCACCACAAGAAACAGAAATTGAAAGTTATGTTATTGGTGGTATTAAACAAGATGTAACCAAAGATCAATTTAAGAAATTTAAATTATAATGATAAAATCAGAAAAAAATTGTACCAATTGTCAAACTAAATATAGTGTTACCTGGGATGAAGACAAAACAGATATGACACCTTTTACTTGTCCGTTTTGTGGATTTGAAGTAGAGAATGAAGAAGAAACTGAAACATATATTCCAGATGAAGCTGAACACGATAGTTGGAATTGATTATAGTTTAACAAGTCCTGCCATTTCTGTAGGATTTAAAAAGTATTACTTCTTAACAAACAAGAAGAAATATATAGGTAAGATAAGTGAAGATATTATAGGATATGAACATAGAGAATGGACAGACCCAATTGAGAGATTTAGAAATATATCAGACTTTGCGATTGATATTATTAAACCTTTATCTAATCCCAAAGTTTATATTGAAGGTTATTCTTACGGATCAAAAGGTCAAGCACTATTTCAAATTGCCGAAAATACTGGCATACTTAAATACAGATTACAAGAAGAAAAGATACCTTACGACATTGTTGTACCAAGTGTTGTTAAGAAAGGTGCAACTGGCAAAGGAAATGCCGATAAAGATATGATGTACGAATTTTATATAAAAGAAACTAAAATTGATTTGAAGAAACTATTTGACACTATGAAGACAGGTAATCCTGTTTCAGATATTGTAGATAGTTATTATATAGCAAAGGTTGGTAATGAAAATAGCAATAGTAACAAGTCTTAATAGAAAACTATACGAGTATTACGCTCATAGATTTTACGATACATATAATTGGCCGTTTGATTGTTATGTTTACCACGAGGGTTGGATACCTGAAATCAATCCTGATAGAAATATATTTCATAGAGATATACACGACACAAATCCTACCTTAAAAGACTTCATAAAAAGAAACGAAACAAGAAACGAATTTAGTACAATCAAAGGTACAGATAATAGTAAAATAGTTTATGGTTTAGACTTTCTTAAAGACGCAATTAGATTTAGTTATAAAGTATTTGCAAAGACACACTTAATGTTAGAGGGTAATTATGATTATGTATTTTGGGTTGACGCAGATGTTATGTTTAAGAAAACAATTACTGAAGAAATAATATTAAAAGATATACTACCACAAGACAATACAATCTGTTACCTAGATAGACCTGCCCCACCTTACTATCCTGAATGTGGATTTGTAGGTTATAATCTAACTAATAAACATACACAAAGATTTGTAAAAGAATTAAGAAACTCATACGAACAAGATTTACTTTTCAAAGAAAAACAATGGCACGATTCATATGTTTGGAATGAAGTAAGAAAAAGAACTTTGAATGGTCAACCACAAATTGACTTGACAGGTAGAAGAAAAGATGGTCACGTGTGGCCAGAATCAAAAATCGCACCATACACGGCACACTTAAAAGGTAAAATAAAAAAAGATGCTGGTGTTGATGAACGAGATAAACAAGTTAACGGAGATTATTATGACTAAAATGTATTTAGACACAGGCGATACATACACAGACGAGAATGGTGCTACATATAGCACAAGTGAAGAAGTAGATAATACAACTACACACGAACACGATAAAACTTATGAGAATGAATCTACTAGAGATTTGAGTCCTATGGTTTCAATATCACTAAAAGAATATGATAGGTTAAAAGAGAAACAACACTATATTACTGATAAGAGTATTATTGATATTATAGATAACATAGAAAGACTTACAAGAGCATTGAGAAAACACATTGTAAGAACAGATATATAATACTATGTACGATTATGACACACACTCAAAACCTAAAATGACTAAAGAAGAATCAGATAAGATGATGAAGAAGTTTTTAGAAAAAGGTGGTAAGGTAGAAAAATGTCAACCAGGGTATCCTATTAACATAGGGTCAATGGACAAAAGTGGTAAACCATCTTGGACTAGACAAGAAGTAAGAGAAGGTAAAGCAAAAGGTAATGCACCTATGCCAGATTTGAGTACATATAAACCAGGGTCATACCACGATCACCCACCAAGTGGAAACAATCCACCTCGTTGGGAGTATCAACCTAAAAATAAGATGGCAGGTAAATAGTGATTAGAGTTTTTATAGGATATGATGATAATGAAAAGGTAGCATTTAGTACCTTATCACATAGTTTACTTAAACACGCAACACAACCTATAGCAATTACACCTATTAGATTACAGAATATTAAAGATGTATTTGTTAGAGAAAGATTACCAATACAATCAACTGAATTTGCATTTAG